TGCCGTTATGGACAGCGCGAGCGGCCATGTCCACGCCTTGGGGCAGGAGCAGGTCGGCGGTAGCGAAGGTAATGGCGTCCTTGTGGTACACCAAGTTCTGAGCGTACTGGCTCGAAGCAGCACCCACGAACACGACAGCCTTGTTGTTGGCAGGCAGAGCGCTCACGGTAGCCAAAGCGTGGTTGGCCGAGTAGATCGGGGCAACGGTCACGGTAGCCGTCGTGGTGTTTGTCGAAGAAGCCAGAGCGACGAATTGGAACAGCGAACCAGTGGACTCACGGGTCTGCGGGTTCACAGCAAACACGTCGGCGATGGTGAACACGTCACCAACAGCGATGGTCTCGCCAGAGCCAACAGTCAGCGTCAGGGTGGTAGCGCCTTCAGCGGTCACAGCAGCGCCGGTAACGGTGCCAGTGGCAGCGCGAGTGCCGGTCGTGTGCTGCTTGATCGACTGAGACATGTTGATCTCGTCGAAGCCCAGCACGCCCATGCCCATCATGCCGTTCTTGAACTGCTTGCTGATGGTGTCCGTGGGGTTGAACAGACCCTTCATGCCTTCAACCAGACCAGCGTTGGCAGCCGGGTTGACGGTAGCGTAACGCGGCGACATCACAGCAGCGTTCTCATTGAGTTTCTGCTGAGCTTGCAGCAGAACCAGCGAGGTCGCGGGCGTAGTGCCAGGGGTGCCAACGGAGTTACCGATGGTCTTGTATGCGTTGGCAACGTCAGCGTCAATGCTGGCAGCAAGCTGGCTGATACGAGGCTTCAGAACACGCTCCGCGAAGTCGTCCAACTGCAGGGTCAGTTCGGCAGACGTGAATTTCACGCCGATGTGCTTTTGCGAAGCAACAGTCAGGGTGGTGAACTGCTCGTTGTCGTCCTGCGTTTGCAGGGCAGCGCCGTCCGTGACCAGAGCGCGGTCAGGCAGACGGATACGCAGGGTGGAACCGATCTTGGCACCTTCAACAGCAAAGCTGTCGTCGTACTGACGGTTGACGTTACGGGTGAGCACCAGGTTGTTCTCGAGCATCTCAAGCGCCTTGCGGGTTATCATGTCGATTGTAAGAATCGAGTTAGCCATTTCAATTTCCTTTCAGTGTCAAAGAAGTTTGGTGAGGACAAACGCCGCCGTTCTTATGTTTTCCCACTTGACAATTCATACACAACACTTGGTAGCCTTCTGGGAAGCCTGTCTTGCGAAGCCAATTGTAGAAGGCTGACCCTCCACCTTTGTATTTACCTGACTTGCGTTCAGCGGCGCCATCGTTGTTTATGTGATCAATTGACAAAAACATTGGTTCAGTTTCACCACAGCAGTTGCACTTGTAGCCACCGTAAGCGGCAAACACTTGGTCCCTGCACACCGCTTGAATGCGTCTGGTTTTGTCTGCTTCAGCCCTTCTGATTTGAGCGGCTTCTTCAGGTGTCGCCATCGCCAACTTGCGGTTGCGCCATTCACGAGATTGCTCTCGGACCTTGTCCCGATTTGCTTCCCGCCAATCGCGCATGCGATGATTGAACTTTTCCCGGTTTCGTTCTCGGTATCTGGCCGCTGCTTCTCTGTTGCGTTGCCGCTTCAGTTCGTCAGGTGTCAGATGCTGATTGTCACTCTCCATTCGTTTCTCCTACTTTCGGGTAATAATACCCGATTTTGGAGGTTAGCGGTTCATTTGCGCTTGCAACTTCTTCATCTGCCGAGCACGTTCAGCTTCAATCCACTCCGAGGTACTCATGGCCTTCGTCGAGCGAGGGTCAGTCGTATCATAAGACGGGTTGCCGCTGGTTCGTGCAGTCACAGGCGAAATCGGTGCAGGTGCAGACGTAGTTGGTTTCGTGGGAGGACTTGCGGTCAGTTTGGCCTCGATCTTCCCGATCTCACGGGCCTGCAAAAGAGGTGACAGACGGGAAATGCGATCGGCTTCCTTCGGGTTCGTCCCCAGCCAGTAGGCAAGGTCTGGTCCCATGTCGGACGCTTTGATTGTCTCAGCCATCACGTCGGTGACTCGAAGCTGCGGGTTGTAGGCGACTTGTTCAAAGTCGTCGTACTTGGCCCTGGCCTCTTCCTCACGGTCGTGGTAAGCGTCGTTAATCTCAGCCTGCTGCCGTTGGAACTCACGCTGCGCGAGCAGTTCTTCAGCCTTTTTGACGGCCAACGCTTCCGCGTAGGCATCAGGAGACTCGAAATGCTCGATAGGCGGGACTTCTCTTGGCGCTTGCGGTTGGGCAAGTTTAGCCTGCTGCTCACGTTCCCATTTGCGCTGCTCTCTAGCAAGGCGCTTGCTGATCATCGCGTCGATCTCGGCCTGGGTGAATTTCTTCTCCTCGGGCGTCTGTTCGGGTTGACTCTCAGCTACTTCCGGCGCGTTTTGTGCAGTGTCCGTGGTGGCCGTCACCTCGGCTGCTGGCGCGGATTCAACTTCCGCTAAGGCTTGTTGGACTTCTTCAGTCATTTCTTGTTCCATTGGAACCCTGGTCTACCGGGCCAGTACAGTTTGTGCCGCGATTATGCGACAGATTTTTATGCTTGTGCAGCTTTGTGCTCAATCAACAGCGTCAGCAAATTCTGGGTGTTTTTTAGCCGCAGCGTAAGCCTGTGCTATCGGGTTTTTGCCCTGAATGTCGTAAATGGCTGTGTGCTGTGTTTCGGCAAATGCTGGGACACCCGTTGCTTGCTTGTAGCTGCGAATAGAAAAAGACATGGCATCCTTGGCAATCAGCATCAAATTTTCTACCCGGTGGTATGCGTCTTTTGCCTCAAAGCCTTGAGTGGTTGTGACGGTTTTTTCGAGTGCCATATTTTTTCTTATGCGCTGATTGCGCCAAATGTTTTCCATGTGCCCGGTGCGCCGGACGCAACACAAACGAACCCTACAAACCCACTTGCAGATGGCGCGGTGTCGTACACAACATCCCCACGAAGCCAGTTGCCAACTGTGGGTGCAGCGGAAGCCGCAAACACACGTTGCGCCCCGATAGCGCCCACATCAGACAAAGTATCAGACTGCAACTCATACAGAGTAGTGTTGCGATGGTGATTTGGCAAGTCCAGCGTTTTTGTGCTGTACTTATTACCGCGAATTGTTACGCTGCTTGATGCAGAACCTACGTTTATATAGGCATATGGTTCTGGAGTTCCGAGATGGTTGGCAATATTGTATTGTTGAACATTGTCTTCCCACCTATGACCCGTGCGCCTGATGTATTCGACAGTGTAGCTATTGCAAGTTGGATAGAGAGACAATTGCCAATTTGTTACGGCATTGACATCATTTTTAACCAACTCCCAGGTGCGTCCAATGGTGGAAATTGTTGCAACTGCAACACCAACTTGAAACAGCGTTAAAGTTCCATCAGCAGCAACGCTGTAAGTTGGTGTGGCAGCAGTGCTATTGATGAACCCACCAAACTCAGAATCAATAAATGTGTTGTTATAAATTGAAACGTAATAAGCAAAACATTCAATTGCAGAAAAAGCCGCAAAAGTTGCTTGAATTGAACTATCTGTGATTACATTGTTTGTGACAGTGATTGCGCCAGCAGTTGCCTGCAACTGAATTGCTTCTTGGGTGCTACGACGCAAAGTATTGCCGTCAATAGTGACGCCAAATGATCTTGCTATATCAATGTGGGTGCGAACTTGATAAATATCATTGTCAACGATTTTTAAGATTGAAACCAATGAATTTACATTGTCGCCAACTCGTATGCCTTCTTCTGGCATATTAGAAATTTTATTGCCTTGAACAGTCACATTTGTGATTGTGAATTCTTCAAGAATAATGCCAGTTTTGATTTGTTTACCAGCAATTGATGTTGTCCCGTTGCTGATATGGTTGTTGTTGATTGCTACATTTTGGCAATAGACCGCGCAGATACCAGAAATGTATCCAATGCTTGCAACTGGCGCAGCACTGTCAGTAAAGATTTCATTGCCCTCAATGATGATATTCTGAGCAATAACATTTACGCTACTGTAACCAACAGTAATTGAGCCAGAGCCAGAGCAATTGCGAACAATGTTGTTGGAGATGACAGCATCTCTTGAAAACGAATAGTAAATACCGTTGTCTTGAGCATTTTCAAACAAGTTTCCATCAATGATTGCATTTGAACATTGCTCCATCCACAACATGCCCGATGTAGATGTGTCAAATTTGCAATTTGTAATGCTGATATTTGAGTAAATGCCGGTGCCTTGGCCCAGTACTTTAAAACAACTCAGGCCGTTCTTAAAAGTTATCCCGCTAACATTTAAGCCTGACGCGTTTGTGTTGTTTGCAGAACGGACTAAAAACGCATCGCTTACGCCGGTGTAACTGAGCACCGTGTTTTTGCCGATTAATTTTAGATTGCCCCCGGTATACACCAAGCCATCATGGCTGTAAGTGCCTTGATTAAACTCTAAGGCGTTACCAGAAGACAGCGCAGCATTTAAAGCGGCTTGAATTGCGGTCGTGTTTGTAGCAGAAGAAGCGGAGGGTGATGCTCCATAATCTTTAACATTGATGGGCGCCCCATCAATCATTGAGTATGAAACTTTTGTCAAAGACATTTTAAACCGCCTTTATCTGTTCGTCAGTAGGCTTTGCAAGGCTTGGGTGTTCCCACTTTACAATGTATGCGCCTTTGCCATTGGAGTCGTCTTGCACAAGAATGAAATCCATAAAATCTTGATTGGTAAGATTTGGGTAAATTACAAAGATTTTTTCAACAACAGACATTATGCGCTCCTTACTAATACAGCTTGAAAATACGTTGAGGTTTGTACCGCACGGGTGTCATATGTTCCGGGGACTCCGTTTAAATCAACATACGCATACATCTCAAGAGTGTCTGTTGTGCCGTTCATGTAGATTAATGTAGACGCCGAAGTGCCGACAAAATTTGACGCACTACCTGTGCAATTACCGCCGAATTTAAATCCTGCTCCATTTTTGTAGAACATGACCAAGGCGGTTGGCAAGTCACTTAAAACATTGATTGAAAACGCGCCAGAGACTTGGTAATAGCCAGCAACAGTCGGTGTAAAAGTGCTTGACGCAAAGTTACTGTTTGTGTCAAATTCTTCAGTGGTGAATGTCAGTTTTGTGGGTGTAGCACTAGAAAGACCAGTTTGGGCAACGCTTTGATAAGCGCTGAATGCTGGGGCGTATGAACTGAGTGATGCAACGGATGTTTTTACCGTTGACCCGCTTTGAACAATCGGCAGAACCTCGGTGCCAGCAAGTGGCGTCGTTGCGGGGTTAAGCTGAGAAATTTTGAGGTCAGCCATGATAAATCCTTAGACGTAATTGACTTCGATTGTCGAAGTAGTGGGCGGTGCTTCTGAAAAAGTGAGCACAGCGCCAGCAACGCTGTACGTGTTCTTTTGTTGATACACGCCGTTGATGTACACATTGGTGGCGTTCTCGCCCGCAGGGGCGCTTGCTAGCGTAAATGCGACAGTTGAGCCGTTGCCGGTGAAGTTTGCAATGATTGCCGTGGCGTTGAAGCTGCTGCCCACATTGTCGTATGTGGCAAGCGTGACGTCGGTGCTGGTCTTGAGCACAAACTTGTACAACCGCAGCGCGTTCCAAATTTCACCGCCAGGCACTCGGCCAGCAGCGTCCAGAATGATCGGATTGGTGTGCGCCGTATTACCGGTGCTTGATGTGTATGTAGCCAGCGGAGTAGTTGTGCCAGCCTCATAGGTAAAAATCTTGCCGCCAGTTAAGATGACCCCATTGTTGTCAAAAAACTGAGCGCCAACGCCGCCAAAAATTGAAAGCGATACAGCGGGCATATGGTCACTCCAACAGGATCAGGCCGCCGTCCTCTTGCACGAGGTGGTCACCGTTTTCACAAAGAAGATTGCCTTGGGCTTGCTCGCTGTTACGGCCGCCGAAAAGCGAAATGATGCCGCCCAACCCAAGGCCGACAGCGTTGCGGAAGGCTACACCGAAGCTCATTGTTTGTTGATCGGTTTGGCGTACGCGGTGCCGTCGGTGCTGCCAATCCGCAGCACGCTGACGCGCCAGGGGGCGCCAGTCGTGTTCAGCGGCACAACAAACGGGATGGGCGTGAAGGCCGGGATCGGGGTACTGGCGCTGGTAGCCACGGCTCCCACGCCCACCTCGACGTAGCAGGACTGGTCGCACCACACCAGTACGCCTTGCGGGCCAGGGCCCCATGCGGTCGTGTTGCCCGCAGTAGCACCGGCAGTTGCAGTGTACGCGGGGAAATCCGCTTTGCTCATTGGGTTGAGGAGTTCCATGATGTGTCCTTATGCCAGGAATTTGAGCTTATACAGCGTTCGCAGATATATCTCGACGATATTATCAATCAACTGCTGCAACGTTGAGTCTTCTTTTTTCGCCACCTTGTAGCGCATCTCCTCGACCTCGGCCAGCGATGCTTCAAGAAACTCGGTGATGTTGGTCGTCTTCTTGGCCGAGTGTAGGGTAATCGGCCCGATCAGCCCGTGACGGCCTTGGTACGTTTCGGCAAAATCGTCAGCCGCGCCGATGATGCGATCATAGAAGATGTTGAGGGCCACATGCTTAGAGTAGCTGCGCGTGTTCAGATGCACCGAGTGGGCCACGTCGCGAGCCAAGAACAAGAGGCCCATAAAGTCTGCGGCGGTGCTCATTGCATGGCTCCTTCAGGTGGCATCATTGGAGGCTGCTCCATCATCTCTGGCTGCATCTCCGGCATCTGGGAGTTTAGGTTGTTGCTCTCCATCGCAGCCGCCACGACGCCCATAGCGATGTCTTGAATCTGCTGCTCGGTCATGCCGGCCTGCACCGCGCTGATGCGCTGCGTCTCGGCCTGGTATGCCTTGATCTCGGCCTCAAACTCTTTGATCGACAGGTCACGGGCTTCCATCGACTTCTGCACGTTTTGGAGCATCCCGGCCATCTGCTGCATCTCTTGGTTCATGGCCTCCATCTGCTGCTTGGCCGCAGCCAGCGCCGGATTGTCTTCGTCGTCGCCGATGATCGCTGGGTCGATGACCTTGGCAAACCGCTGAGACATCTCCTGAGCGCCCGGCCAGTCCATATTCTTGACGAACAGGTCGCCGGCCACGCGCCAGAGGTCCGGGTTGCCTTGCAGCAGTTGGGCCATCGCCTCCAGCGACTCCTGACGCTTGG